CGCACATTAATTAAAGGAAACTAAAATGAAAAAACTATTAGCACTATTAGCATTATGTGTAGCCAGTACAGCGTTTGCTGGCGGCGAATCAAAGAAAGTTTGCGAAACTAACCCAAAAACAAAAAAGGAAGTTTGCAAAACTATCAAAGTTCACAAGAAAGTCGAAGGCGATAAGGTACCAGACGGCAAGAAAAAGTAAATCAAAAACTTGACAGGCTCCAGTTGAGATAGTATAATTACTATTATTAATGGAGCCTTTTTTACGACTATGACTGATTATTACCAAACGTTGGGTGTTGGCGAGCAAGCTAGCCCAGATGAAATAAAACGAGCATACCGAAGCTTGGCTAATAAACACCATCCAGACAAAGGTGGAGATCAAGCCAAATTCAAAGATATCAGTGTTGCTTACGAAAACCTGAGCGACCCACAAAAAAAAGCCGAGTATGACAACCAACGTATGTACGGCGGCAACCAGCAATTCAATTTTAACACAGGTAACCCGTTTAATCCGGGCGATCCATTTGGACATATGTTCGGACAAAATAGCCCATTTGGAGATATATTTGCCCACATGCGAGGTGGCCAGCAACGCCGTAATAGAGATTTAAACATTCAATGTACAGTCTCATTCTTGGATAGTTTTAACGGCAAGCAATTGGAAGCAAATTATCGTCTACCCAGCGGCCGTAATCAAAATGTTGTGATCAACGTTCCCGCTGGAGTAACCCATGGTGATACTATACGATACAGTGGCCTCGGTGATGACAGTATGCCAGGTATGCCTCGCGGCAACCTTAACGTAACTATACTAGTACAACCCGACCCTAACTACGAACGCAGAGGCGATGACCTGTATCAATGGGTGGATCTTACTGCTATCGAAGCCATGATTGGCATTAAGAAAAAAGTACGAAGTTTATCAGGAACAACTCTAGATTTAGATATCAGAGCGGGGGTAGAACATGGTGCTGAATTTGCAAGTCATGGGAATGGATTTCCAAATGTAAATAATGGCATGAAGGGAAGGTTTGTGAATGTGGTCAGAATTAAAACTCCAGCAGTCATGGATCCCGTGCTTGTTCAACAACTGAAAGACATTGATGTTCGAATTAATCAAAGAAACTAATCCCATATTAAAACAAAAAGCAGAACGTTGGGACTTTGAAAATCACGTCAATGCCGCAGTTATAGAACGCGAGATGATTGAAACCATGCGAGCACACAATGGCATTGGACTTGCTGCCAATCAAGTTGGCCTGCTACGTCAAGTATTTGTTATGAAATTGCAAGACGGACGTGAGATGGGATTTTTCAATCCAGGCATATTGCTTGGAGATAATGATTTCATCAATGGCGAAGAAGGATGTTTGAGCTTTCCGAACCTATGGCTCAAAGTAGAACGGCATAATAAAATTACTGCCATGTATCTTGACAATGCAGGGAAACGCTGTATAATAGAACTTGAAGGCATTGATGCTAGATGTTTCCAGCATGAGTTGGATCATTTAGGCGGTGTAACATTTACAGAACATGTAAGTAGTTTAAAATTACAAATGGCAAGAAAAAAACAAAGGAAATTAAATGGTTGAACCAAGTGATAACTTACAAGCAGTCTTTGAAAAAGCAATTGATACTGCTAAAAAATTACATCACGAATACTTGACAATAGAGCATCTATTGTTTGCCATGCTTTTGGAAGAAAGTTTTACAAGTGTTGTATCAGGATTCGGTGCCAATGCTGATGATATGAAAGCAGACTTGAATGATTATTTGCAAAACAAGTGTGCTGAAATTACTGTAGAAGATGTAGTAGTTAAACCCAAAAAGACACAAGCAGTAGAACGTGTGCTGAACAGAGCGTTTACACAGGTGCTGTTCAACGGACGGCAGCGTATTGAACCGACGGATGTGTTCCTTGCCATGATTGGTGAAAAGCGCAGTTGGGCACAATACTACATCCAAAAAGCTGAAATTGACAAAGACAAATTCAATGACTACCTAAACAACAGTATTGAAGATGGTGATGAAGAATCCAGTCCAGCAGATGCACAAGGCGACAAAGCATTGAAAGCATTTACACTGAATCTCAATGAAGAAGTCACTAAGAAAAAAGTAGATCCAGTTATTGGTCGGGTGGACGAACTTGAAAACATCGCTCTGGCATTGGGTCGTCGCAGTAAAAATAATGTGATCCTTGTGGGTGATCCGGGTGTGGGAAAAACTGCCATAGCAGAAGGTCTTGCATTTAATATTGTTAATGGTGCAGTTCCAGATTTCCTCAAAGATTACAAAGTGTACAGTTTAGATATTTCAGCCATGTTAGCTGGTAGTAAATATCGAGGTGACTTTGAAGAACGTTTCAAACATGTTATCAAAGCATTGCAGAAGAAAGGTAAGACTGTGCTGTTCATCGATGAGGCACACATGATCTCTGGCGCAGGATCTGCTAGCAATAGTGCTAACGATCTCGCTAACATGATGAAACCAGCTCTAAGCAAAGGCAACATCAAAGTTGTGGCCAGTACCACATGGGAAGAATATCGCAAGCACTTTGAAAAGGATCGTGCGCTTATGCGTCGTTTCCAACGCATCACGGTTGACGAGCCAACACAAGAAATGAGTATCAGCATCTTACAAGGTATTAAGAAATACTACGAAGGATTCCATAATGTTAAGATTCGCAACGATGCTATCCAGGCGGCTGTTAAGTTGTCAGTAAAGTATCAAACAGACAAGAAACTGCCAGACAAGGCCATTGACTTGATTGATGTGGCCTGTTCGCGTTTCAATCTTAAACTAGCTGATGAACGTATTATTGGCGAACGTGAAATTCAGTACGAACTTGCCAAGATGATTCAGATGCCTGAAGAAAAAATCATGGAAACTGAATCTAGCAATCTTGCCACACTACAGGATAACTTACAAGCAGAAGTGTTTGGACAGGATCTTGCAGTTACAGAAGTTGTAGATAAGATCATGGTTGCACAAGCTGGGTTGAAGTCAGAAAACAAACCTATCGGATCTTTTGTGTTCATGGGGCCAACTGGTTGCGGTAAGACCGAAACTGCCAAGGCGCTGAGCAAGCACTTGGGTGTCAAGCTGTTACGCTTTGACATGTCAGAGTACCAAGAGAAGCATAGCATCTCCAAGCTAATTGGTAGTCCTCCGGGTTATGTGGGGTTCGAAGAGAACGCCGGATTGTTGATCACACAGATTCAAGAGAATCCCAATGCTGTGTTGTTATTTGACGAAGTAGAAAAGTCACATCCAGATGTAACAACTGTGTTGCTACAGATCATGGATAACGGTTTTATTACTGGATCAAATGGCAAACGTGCAGATTGCCGCAACTTGATTCTTATTCTTACCACCAATGCTGGTGCGCAAGATGCTGAAAAGAATACAATTGGATTCGGAAGTCAAGATCGTGAATACAGTGACAAAGATCTTAAAAAGTTCTTTACACCCGAATTCCGTAATCGGTTGGATGGTATCATGACATTCAACAAGTTGGGCAAAGAGTCCATGGTCAAAGTTGTTAACAAGTTCATGGATGAACTCAAGGCACAGGTCAAAGACAAGGGTGTCAAGATCAAACTAAACAAAGAAGCCACTGAGTGGTTGATTGTCAAAGGATTCGATCCTAAGATGGGTGCTCGTCCGCTACAACGTGTTATCGACAAAGAAATCAAACGAGATCTTGCCAAGCTGATGTTGTTTGGTGATTTAAAGAACGGCGGATCAGTCGCTGTTACTGTAGCAAATGATAAGATAGTGTTAGTTGCTACACCAAAAGAACTCAAAGTTCCGTTGTTGTCAGACAATACAATTAGTCTAGTTGAAATGGAAAATGGAGTATAAGACCACAAGAAAGTTATTCCGAGGCACATATCAATACAAAATAGTATTGGTATGTGCTGGTGCGTCTTGGTTTAGAAACAGAGACATGGATAGAATTTTTGAAGAGTTAAAACTGGTTGATTTAAATCAGAATCAGAAAAAATCCAGTAGTTGGCGGGTTTCGGGACTTATTAAAACTCAGGACGAATTAGATTATGCATTTAATTTGGCTAGTACACTATTGGCATTTACACAATATGAACTTCGTGTGGAGAGCCCGTGGATCACTATCTATTCCAATAACAAGAAAAATATAGATAAACTGGTTTCGTTGGATCCTAGCAAAGTAAAATATGTCAGTCGGCCCGATCCCAATGTGAGTCTAGCACAAGATACCATTGTGATGCCTAAAATGGCATATGAGTTTAGGATAACTATGGGCAAAACTGTACAGCCCAACCCAGCATTTGTTGAGTGGGCAGACTCTAATAAAAAGTGTAAACTGACTAAAAGTTGCATTAGAGATTTGGGGAAACAGCACAGTTGGGGTGGTACACACTTCTATATCACGGGTGATAATAACTTACTTATGGCCAAAATGCACTTGGGCGGTGCTATTGCTAAAATAGAGCGTATTGTTAAAAGCTAAAGCGATAAATACTCTAACCGCAGAGACTTCTGCTGATTTATTAATTTGGGCTTAAACCATGCGAATGAGAGACTTACTAGAAGATAGGCACTTCGATGATTCGAAATTTGTTGCAACCAAGGGCAACAAGCGCGAAATCGACTTTGATTTGGCCGAAGATTTGATGCATTTCATGCACAATGACGATCACGCATATCGTCGCCACACCTACCCAGCAATTGCTCGGTGTATAGATAGCATCGAGCACGATAAAGACACAAAGCAAAGTATCTTCGAGCCAGCTGTCAAAAACAGTTACAAAATGTATATCGAGAAGTTTCCCATTAGAGAACTGGCAGATGATCTAGAAGAAGATATTTTCACAGAAATATGTAATAAGTTACACAATGAAACATTAAAACATATTCAAGACGGCATATACAAGGACTAACTGTGCGTTTACGCGAACTATTCCTTCATGAAGCAAAAGCAAAACCAGCTGTCAACGATGACAGTATGGAAAAATACGGCCGTCCTTTTAATCATCCAGAGCATTTGGTATTTTTTAAAGGTGCCGCTGGAACATTAGAAGCACTTAACCACTTTAAAGAGATTGCCAATGAACGAGAGGGCAAAACCACTGTTCGACGCAAATGGGACGGCAATCCGCAAGTGTACTGGGGTCGTGAAACCAAAGGTGGTCCACTAATACTAGCAGGACATAACCAGTGGAGCAAAGGTGTCAAGAGTGAAAGCCCACATGATGTATACGATTTTATCCTAAACAAAAGCGGTAATATGAAAACTCCTGAAGAAATGGAAAAACGTAAACAGTTTGCCACTAACTTTAGTAATTTGTATCCGTTGTTCGATGCCGCGACTCCCAAAGACTTTGTTGGGTTTGTGTATGCTGACAATTTGTTTGGTGTTGAACCAAACAATCCTAAACAGCTAACTCCAGCCACTACGGAATATCCACAAGGTGTATGGGAGTTTAGTCCTAACCCGTTAAGCGATACAACTTATCACGTGGATGCGGCCAGTGATATCGGTCAACGTATCGGTCGAGCACAAGTAATGGTAGTGGGCCATGCAGAATTTCCTAGCTTTGGTGCAGGTGATCGTGAACAAGTTCCCAAAGACAGTTTTGACGAGTTCAATAAAACTCCAGGATTAATTGTACAGGGCCCTATCTATACAGATGCCGCTCCCAGTGTAGATACCAGTGCAGTAGACGACATGATTGAATATACCAATCAACACACAGCAGTTATAGATGGATTCATTGGCAGTTTACCTGACCCAGACAAGAATGGTGTGTTTTATCCATTCTTCAATGCCATGAGTAACAAACATGCCAATCAAGAATTGGATTTCAATGCACTGAGCGGGCAGGATTTTATTCAGTGGATGACACAAAAAGGTATCAGTGCCAAGAAACAAGAGCATATTGTTGCTATGACACAGGCACATCCGGGCGGCCTTGACGCCATATTCCATCTAATCAAAGGCATTAGAAACATGAAAGACACTGTGGATGTTGCAATTAAACAGCATCCCCGTAAAGAAATATGGGATACCCATGGCGAGGGCCATGTGCGCTATGCTCAGAAAAATCACAAGTATGGACACATCAAGATTGTTCCTACAAGTTGGGCACCTGGTAAGAAGCCCGCAGGAGCCTCACAATGAGATTGAGACAATTATTTGAAAACACACAAACCAGCGTGGCATTTTGTTTTGGCCGATTCAATCCAGCACATCAAGGACATGCCAAAGTATGGAATGCAGTTAAAGCCGCTGGACAACAATGGTTTGTTGGTACCAATCCAACTACTGTAGGTCCAAATGATCCATTGCCATTTGACGTCAAATCCGCATGGATGATGGCCATTGATCCCGAACTAGAAGGTCACTTGCTGGGCGAAACCAGTATACTGACGCTGGCCAGCAAGATATTTGAACAAATAGGAGAAGGTGCTACCATTGCCTATGTCACTGATGCACAGGACTGGCAGTGGAGTGGCAAATTATTAAATGACTACAACGGCAAACAGGCCACTCACGGCTACTACAATTTTGTTAAGATTGTACATGTGGCAAGTCCCCGTGTGACCAGTGCTACAGACTTGCGAAATGCGGCTCGTGCTGGTGATGTACAAAAGTTTTATCAGTTAGCAGGAGTAGATCCCAGCTTAATAGTCAACGGCAAAAGCTATTTTGACACAGTTGTAAAAGCGTGTGTGGCAAATCCTGAAAAAGTCAAACGTGCCAAGAAAGAAAAAGCTGTAGCAGAAGAATCAAATTCGAGTAAATATGCTAATAAGGCAATAAGAGAAATGAGAGCACAAGAATTTGTAATCGAAGGACATCCAAATGCAGGAACTGGGCATACTACTGAGCTAGCAACCGACCATGATAATGTGATGAAAGGTGCAAGCCGTAGCCGAGACGTTGGCGGGTACGATCGTGTTTATCATTTGAATCGCATGATGATGGCCATGGCCATGCATGATGGAAAAGGAACTCATCCTGTAGAAAGTGCTAAAGATACCTGGTTTGAAAAGTATAATACCATGCACCCAATGACTCAGGAAGAAGATAACATGATCCGCGGTGCTATGAAAACTGTGCCCACAGATGGAAAACACATTAGTAAATATGCTAAAAGTAAAGAAGCAGATGGCGGCAACAAAATCAGTCCAGTTGCTCAGCATAAAAAGAACAAGTACGGAATATGATATGCGAGCTAAAGAATTTATTACTGAACAGTCTAAAATTATTACGCCTAATGAAAAAGCCCGTAATCAGACTCAGCCTGTAACACCTTACAAGCCATCTGGATTTACCTCAGG